AGATGCAACAGTCTATCCAATAGATGCTTCACATGTTATACATTTAAGTATGACAGAAGGTATGGATAGATTTTGGCCTTTTGGTACTTCAGTATTAGAAGCAATATTTAAAGTGTACAAACAAAAAGAATTACTAGAAGATGCAATCATAATTTATAGAGTACAAAGAGCACCAGAACGTAGAGTATTTTACATTGACGTAGGTAATATGCCAACTAATAAAGCAATGGCATTTATTGAACGTGTAAAAAATGAAATACACCAAAAACGTATTCCAAACAAAACAGGTGGTGGTGCAAACATCATGGATGCCGCTTATAATCCTTTATCACAGATTGAAGATTACTTCTTTGCACAAACGGCTGAAGGTAGAGGTTCAAAAGTTGAAACATTACCAGGTGGTCAAAACCTAGGTGAAATTGATGACTTGAAATACTTTAATAATAAGTTGATGAAAGGTTTGAGAATCCCATCAAGTTACTTGCCATCATCACCAGACGATGCCGGTTCGGCATTTACTGATGGTAGAGTTGGTACAGCATATATTCAAGAATTTAGATTTACAAAATTCTGTCAACGTTTACAAACAATGATTATGCCTACACTTGATAAAGAATTTAAAATGTTTTTAAAACACAGAGGCATTGAAATTGATTCAGGTTCTTTTGAAATACAATTTAATGAACCACAAAACTTTGGCAAATACAGACAAGTTGAAATTGACAATCAAATGGTCAGCATCTTTACACAGGTACAACAAGTACCATACATTTCAAAACGTTTTGCGTTAAAACGTTTCTTAGGATTAGATGAAGGTGAAATTTACACCAACGAAAAACTATGGTCTGAAGAAAACGCACAATCAACACAACCACCAGCACAGGGTGATGACATTGGCGGAGGTGCAGGATTATCAGATGTAGGGGCGGCTCCAATGCCAGCTTCAGATATTGAAGCACCAGAAGATGAACCAGCAGGTGATGCCGCAGATGCAGGTGCTGATTCACCATTAACACCAGACACTGACACAACAACATAAATAACATAGCAAAGGTATTGTTATGAAAATTTATGAAATTAGCAAAACAGATTTATATTCGTTAGAACCTATTAATGAAGGTCCACGTCAGATATTTGGACGTACAGGTAGATCAAAAGCAAAAGGCAAAGCCGCAATAACTACACAAAGATTTAGATGTCCAACAGGTCCACGTAAAGGACGTATTGTTGCTAATCCAAGTACTTGTAACAAACCATTAAATATTAAGCAAAGTCAAAAGCTAAAAGGCACACGTCAAGCAAAAGGCAGTATTGCTGGTGCAAGATCATCATACACTAAAAAATTTAGTCAAGCATCACAACGTGTTAAAAGAGCAAACTTGGCACTTAAAGCCCGTAGAGGTAAAAGGTAAATAAAAGTATGCGTTACACTGAACTAAAAGAAAACTATTTTCCAGAACACGATCACTATCATATGGCACATATTAGTGATGGACGTAAAACACGTCTTACATTAAAACACCTTAACAAGTTGCGTAAAGTACGTGAAATGCGTAAAGCAGACCAAGAAAAGAACAAAGAATTTGTTGCTACAATGTATGCTCAACCGCCTGCAATGTAGTAATATTAAGTTTTTATTAAAAAAAGAGTCAAAATAGGCTCCTTTTCCACTAATTTTCCTATAAAGTTGTAAATAGTATATACGATAGTGCCTTATACAGGTATCTATACGATATTACTAGTAATATTTAGGAGATTAACGATATGTCTACTACAAAGTCAAAACTAGAACAAGTTCTAGAGTATCTAGTTAACAACGAATCAGAAAAAGCTCAAGAGCTTTTACATGATGTAATTGTTGAAAAAGCTAGAAAAATACATGAAGAGTTGATCGAAAATCAAACTGATGAAATCGAAGAAGATTTAACTACTGAAAACACTGAAGAAGCAGTTGATGAAGCAGAAAAATCAGATGAAGATGCTGTTGAAGAAGCAACAGATTCAGATGAGGATGCTGTAGAAGAAGCAAAAGATTCAGATGAAGAAGCAGTTGAAGAAGCAACAGATGATTCAGGCGACGAAACCGTTGAAGAAAAAGTTGGCGGTGAAGGCGATCAAGAAGAAGATTTAACTGCGGCTATTAAAGACGAAGCAGATAATCATGCTGAAGAAATCGAGCATGAGGAAACTAATGAAGACGATGGTGATGAAGACGGTGAAAAAGACGATCATGATCATGAAGAAGTTGAAGACAGAGTTGACGACTTAGAAGACGCTTTAGAAGATCTTAAAGCTGAATTCGAAAAAATGATGGGCGACGAAGACAAAGACAAAGACGGTGATGACAACGAAGAAGCCGCTGACGACCTAGAAGCAGAAATGCCATCTATGGAAATGCCAGCAGAAGAAACAGTTGAAGTTGCTGACGAAGTTGCTGTTGAAGGCGCTGATGAATCAAAAGATGGCGAAGAGCTAGAAGAAGGTACTGAAATGAAAGCTGTTGCAACTCCAAAAGGTGGAGACAACGGTGCGAACGCAAGTTCACCAGTAGCAACTAACGGTGGTGCGAAGAGAATAGATGGTGCAGATCCTGTAAAAATGGGTGATGCAAAAGCTGAAGCAGGTGGTAAAGCACCAGCTGTAAAGCCTAATCCAGATGCTCCAGCACAAGGCGACGCTAAAATGTCACCAGCACCAAAGGCAAAAGCATAATTTGATTTATAAGGAGATCGTCAGATGATAAAACCATTAATGGAAAGTTTAACTTTTGATCAAGCTGGAATGCAAGTATTACATGAAGGCGAAGGTGACAAGAAGAACTTGTTTATGAAAGGTGTATTCATCCAAGGCGGAGTAAAGAATCAAAATTCACGTGTTTATCCACTTGAAGAAATCGAAAAAGCGGTAACTTCAGTGGACGAACGCTTGAAAAGTGGTTATTCTGTATTAGGTGAAGCAGATCACCCTGAAGAATTAACAGTGAATTTAGATCGTGTATCACACATGATTGAATCTATGTGGATGGACGGTCCAAACGGAATTGGTAAACTTAAGATTTTACCAACCCCAATGGGAAACATTGTAAAAACCCTTTTGGAAAGTGGAGCAAAATTGGGTGTGTCATCAAGAGGTACCGGTAACGTAAATGAATCAGGTAAAGTTGCTGATTTTGAAATAGTTACTGTGGACATTGTTGCACAACCATCAGCCCCAGATGCTTATCCAAAAGCAATATATGAAAGTTTGATGAACATGAGAGGTGGAAGACGTTTATACGGCATAGGCGCTGACGCCATTTATGATCGCAAAGCAGAAGGCTATCTTAGAGATGAGATAGTCAAATTAATAAAAGAGTTGAAGTTATAAGGAGAACTACTCATGGCAGATATTTTTAACGGAATACTTGAGTCAGATGCAATTTCAGAAGACTTGAAAACTCAGATTCAAGAAACGTGGAAATCTAAGTTAGATGAAGCCAGAGAAGAGATCACTGCTGAACTTCGTGATGAATTTGCCCAACGTTATGAGAATGACAAGGGTCAAATTGTTGAAGCTATGGACACAATGTTAACTGACAGAATTACAGCTGAAATAGAAGAGCTTAAGGCTGACAGAGCGGCATTGGCTGAGCAAACAGTTGCATACAAAACTAATATTGAAAAACATACTAGTTTAGTAGACAAATTTGTTGCTGAGCAATTAGCTAAAGAAGTAAAAGAACTACACGCTGACAGAACAGACTTAAAAAACAATTTTGCAAAATTGGAAAACTTTGTTGTTAAACAATTAGCAAAAGAGTTAACTGAATTTGAAAACGACAAAAAAGCAGTTGTAGAGCAAAAAGTTAAATTAGTAGCAGAAGGCAAGAAAATGATTGCTGACGCTAAACAACGTTTTGTTTCTAAAGCGGCTGAAGTTGTTGAAAAAACAGTTGAAACAAGTTTGAGAAGCGAACTATCACAACTTAAAGATGATATTAAAGTTGCTAAAGAAAACAACTTTGGTAGAAAAGTTTTTGAAGCATTCGCAGGCGAGTATATGTCTTCTCATCTAGCCGAAGGTACAGAGGTTAGAAAACTTCAAAAAGAATTAGAAACTGTAACAGCAAATACTACTGACGCAGAATCTAAATTAAAAGAAAAAGACGCAGAAATTGAAGCAGTTCAAATGAAGTTAAGAATTGCTGAAGATAAGAATGTACGTGAAAAAGCTCTTACAGAGCTAACTGCAAACTTGTCTAAAGACAAGCGTCGTGTAATGAACGAATTACTTGAATCTGTACAAACAAGTGATTTGAAAAAACAGTTTAACAAATACTTACCAGCAGTTTTAAATGAATCAGCACCAGCTGAATCAAATAGAACTATTGTTACTGAATCAGTAACAGAGGTAACTGGTAACAGAGAGGCACCTGCTGAAACAAGTTCAGACACTGGTGACATTGTTGAACTTAAAAAACTAGCAGGTCTAGGAGTTAAGTAAAATGACAAACATGATCAATGAAAATTGGGCAGAAACTAAAACAGCATTGATGGAAGGCTTAGATGGCCAGAAGAAAACATCAATGGACGCTGTCCTTGAGAATACAAAGAAATACTGCCTAGGATGTGCTCTGCTTTTTCAATATCTTTTCTGAACTCTTCGTTAT